ACCAGAAACATCTTGTTTTTATGCTAATAATATATTGGTACATAATTGTGAAATTTTCCAAGTGACAAACGAGGAAACCACAGCGATCTGTACATTATCATCAATGGTTATAAAGAATTTTATACAAGGGGGTAAATTTAATCACGAGTTATTATTCCAAGAGGTTAGAAAGGTTGTGAGATCGTTAAATAAAGTAATTGATATAAACAACTACTCAACAGAAAAGGGTAGAAAGGGTGGTCTAGAACAACGAGCAATCGCTATTGGTGTACAAGGTTTAGCGGATGTTTTTTACTTAATGGATTATATCTTCACATCAGAAGAAGCAAAACGACTTAATAAAGAAATATTTGAAACAATATACTATGGTGCGATTTACGAAAGTAATCAACTATGTATTGAGGGTAAATATAAACCATATGACTATTTTGATGGGTCACCGATGTCACAAGGTGTGTTTCAATTTGATATGTGGGGGTTAAATGAGGGTAGTTTATTTTGGGATTGGTCAACATTAAAAGAAAACGTTAATAAATACGGTGTCTGTAACTCACTATTTACGGCTCAGATGCCAGTAGCCTCGTCGGCAAAAATTACCGGTTCATATGAAATGACAGAACCAGCACATTCCGCAATATTTAATAGACGTGTTGTTGGGGGTGAAATTACGATTGTTAACAAATATTTAATTAATGATTTTGAAAAAATTGGAATATGGTGTGAGGATTTAAAGAATGAAATTATTATGAACGAGGGGTCAATCCAGAACATTAATTTCAATAATTACCTTGATCCAGAAGATAAAAATTATATTAAAAAGGTAAAAAGAATTGAACATCTAATACCAAAATATAAAACAATTTGGGAGATATCACAAAAACAACTTATTGATATGGCAACAGATAGAGCACCTTTTATTGATCAATCACAATCAATGAATATCTATATGGCAGACCCAACACTATCAAAAATCACATCATCACATTTCCATTCTTGGGAAAGTGGTTTAAAAACATTGTGTTATTATGTTAGAACAAAGGCTATCTCAACTGGAGCGAAACATTTGGCTGTAGACATTACAAAAAGAGAAATACCAAAACAGGAACAACCAAAAATAAATTATACAAATATTAATTTACCACCAAAACCCGAAAATTCTGACTTTGAATGTTTTGGATGTTCATCTTAAAATATAAAAAAACCACTAATTAGTGGTTTTTTTTTGTTACTACTATATTTATATATGTAAATTATAAATAATGAAAAAATTCTTAATAACAGAAGAAGAAAAATCAAGAATACTTGGTATGCACAAAAGTGCGATTGCTAGAGAATTTTTAGGTGAACAAGGAACACCAGCAGTCGCGCCGGTAGCAACAGGTACACCAACACAACCAGCGACACAACCGAACCCAACATTAGATCGTTTAAATCAACTTATGGGTACATCATTACCTAAAAACGCAAGAAACGAAGATGTAATTAATGCGTATAAAACATATTTGGGTACTGATATTAATGGTATGGTTGGTAAAACGATTGTTGTATTTAAAAACGCAAACACAACAAACCCTGAGGTTTTAGGTTCTACAATTGCTTCTGAATATACTATTGGGTCATTATACTTTAATGGTACTAACACAATCTGGGTTTGGAAAACACCAATTAAAACTAACTTTAATGAAAGTGACCAAGAGAATAATTACACCGTTACAGATGGTGTTAACGCAATAAGAAAGGGTGTCAGTTTATTCACAGTAGGAGGTGGTGACATCACAGACTTACAAAACCTTGGTTGGGTAAAATCAAGATTATACCCAAATGTTGGTACTTTTGGTATGGTCGCAAAAAATCAAACACCATACTCAAGTTGGGTAACTAAAGCAAGTACACAAAATACAGACACAGGATTTTTTACTATAACACCATTTATTAGTGGACAAGGACCACAATTGTCATCAACGATTACACCGATTACTGCAACGCCAGCAACACCAACTAAACCATAAAAATAAACAATAATATATTTATAAATAAAAAACAATGAAAAAAATAATTAGATTAACAGAATCAGATCTTACAAGAATTGTAAGACGTGTGATTAAAGAACAACAATCTAAAGAGGATAGTTCTATTAAAGCAATAATGGATCAAGTCGCAGGAATTTTAAATGCACAAATAGATGCAAAAATTAAAACAGATCCTAAGTTCCCAAACATTAAATTATCTGTTGAAAGAAAATCTGATGCGACCGACACACATTATAAATTTAAATATGGTAATACACCTATAGGTGAAGCACAAAGAGTTTCGTCAATGTTAACATCTAACGGACCTCGTATTATTGGAAATAGTATAATACAAACGTTTAATATTAATTACAATAAAGAATTGCCAAGTAATTTACAACAATTACCCCAACCAGGACTTAAACAAGCCGTAAATACTTGGGTTGCACAATTTACAACACCAACAAAACCATAAAAATAAAACCCATCTTTTGATGGGTTTTTTGTTTTAAGAACTTTTCACGATTAGAAAGTCGGTGAATTTGGTTAATTCAATAAAGTTATCTGTGTTTGAGAACCAAGTTACTTGTTCGTTATTTATATCGGTATTAATAACCATCCAAATGTTATAACCTTCAATTAAAAACTTAACTAAGACAACACCATCCTTATCATCAAAGGTAATTTCACCCTCACTCAAAACAATGTTGTTTTTGATGTGTGTGAATGACTTGTTTGTTAAATCAATATTATATGTACTATTAACTTTTCTGTACTCATAGTCTAAACTGTCGTTGTTGATAAGATTAAAAACACTGGTGTCATAACCATATGTGTCAATAACACCGGACACCTCAATTTTAATAACTTGTGAATTAACAGAAGTTGTAAATAACAGACATAAAATAAAAATAATTGTTTTCATAATGTTTGGGTTTTAAATTATTAATACATCAAAGATATATATATTACTAAAACAAACGTAAATTTTAACATTTTTTAACAATTTGTCTTTTATATAAATATTTGAGAATGTTCCAGAACACAACAACATCTTTTTTCTTTATATAAAACAACCAACCATTATATTTATTAAATATGGCAAATGGTGTAACATATGGGATAAATTTTCCTTTTAGAGATTCTTTTAATGGACGTTATTTAGATTTATCTGACACTACGGATGAAGAAATTAGAACTGATTTAGTACATTTATTATTATCCAGAAAAGGAACAAGATATTTTTTACCAGACTTTGGTACGAGATTATATGAATATATTTTTGAACCATTAGACGGACCAACGTTTGCTGATGTTGAATCTGAAATTAGGGATTCTGTTGAAAAATACATACCTGGGATTCAGATTTTAAATATTGAAATTAAAGATGCTTCTGAGGGTGAAGAAAATAAAGGTACATTTATTAATTCACAAGGTGAACGAGAATATACGGTACAGGGTATTGGTGAAAAAGAACATACGGCAAGAATAAAAATAAATTATAGGGTAACAAATCAAGCGTTTGAAAGTACAGATTTTGTTATTATTAATATTTAATAATTATGGCAGAGAAAAAGATTTCATATACGGCTAGGGATTTCCAAACGATTAGAACGGAATTAATAAATTTTACACGAACGTATTATCCAGATTTAATCCAGAACTTTAATGATGCTGGTGTTTTTTCTGTTTTAATGGATTTGAACGCGGCGGTAACTGATAATTTACAATTCCAAATAGATAGAAGTATCCAAGAAACCGTATTACAATACGCACAACAAAAATCATCAATTTATAACATAGCAAGAACATACGGATTAAAAATCCCTGGTCAACGACCTTCTGTGGCGTTAGTTGATTTCTCAATTACAGTACCAGCCTTTGGTGATAAAGAAGATTTGAGATATTGTGGTATATTAAGACGAGGATCACAAGTATCTGGTGCTGGACAACCATTTGAAACGGTTTATGATATTGATTTTGCATCACCATTAAATGCCGAGGGATCACCAAATAGATTGAAAATACCAAATTTTGATTCAAATGGTAAGATTTTAAATTATACAATAACAAAAAGAGAGGTTGTTGTTAATGGAACAACAAAGGTATTTAAGAGAGTTATTACACCAAATGATGTAAAACCTTATTTTGAATTATTCTTACCAGAAAAAAATGTTTTGGGAATAACAAGTGTTTTATTAAAAGACGGTACACAATATACAACAATACCTGAACCACAAGAATTTCTTGGGTTGGATAACAGATGGTATGAAGTTAAAGCGTTAGCTGAAGACCGAGTATTCATTGAGGACCCAACAAAAGTGTCAGACCAACCTGGTGTTAAAGTAGGTAAATATATCACAACTAACACTAAGTTCATTAGTGAATACACACCAGAAGGTTATCTAAAAATGACATTTGGTGGTGGTAATGTTTCGACTGAAGAACAATTACGAGAATTTGCAAGAACTGGTAATTCATTTGACTTGAATAAGTACTCAAACAATCTAGCACTAGGTGCCGCGTTAAAATCAAACTCTACTTTGTTTATACAATACAGAATAGGTGGTGGACAATCAACAAACCTTGGATCAAATGTAATCACACAGATTGGTACCGTTTCATTTTTTGTCAATGGACCATCAGAAACAATCAATAAAAGTGTTATTAATACATTGAGATGTAATAACGTGACCGCTGCGATAGGAGGTGCGAACGCACCAACAACTGAAGACGTAAGGCAAATGGTTTCATTTAATTTTGCAGCACAAAACAGAGCGGTAACAATTAATGATTACGAATCAATAATAAAAACAATGCCGTCACAATTTGGTGCACCAGCAAAAGTTGCGATAACTGAAGAAAATAACAAGATAAAAGTTAAAATGTTATCTTATGATAGTAATGGTAATTTAACTGATACAATATCAAACACACTAAAAAGTAATTTATCAAATTATTTATCAAACTATAGAATGATAAATGATTATATCTCAATTGAGAGTGCAAACCCAATTGATCTATCTGTTGACGTTGACGTTGTCTTGGATGCAACACAAAACCAAGGTGCTATCATATCAAAATTAATTAATATTGTAACAACATTCTTTAGTCCAACAAATAGACAATTAGGTCAAAATGTTAATGTTTCAGAATTAAGACGAATTATCCAGAACGAAAATGGAAT